TAGGAAGTAAAATTCAAAAATTTTTAACTAATTAAGCATATAACTTTTTGAATAGATTATTTGAACGACAGCATTAGCTTTGTTCTATTTTATTTTATTGTTTTTGTTGTTCCGTTGATTTCATGTTACATTGATTTCCAGAGGATCAGTCTGACATGCTCGATATCAATGCACTGAGCCTTTCTGAGATGATTTCGTAAGATGTAAAAAAACTCATTGAATACTCTTTGACATCGTCAAAATCCCATGAATGCAGTTCGATTAGTGTAGTTATTATCTTTTTGGTCCTATTAGTTAGGCTTCTTTCTCCCTTCTTTGAGAGTAAGAGCATTCTTTCAGCGAGGTTCAGTACAGCAGAGTCTGAATCAGCTGCATTATAAACCACTGTGTAGTCGTCGTGAGTAAGAATAACATCAAATGTTTGTCTTTCAAGATTGCAAGTGTTAAACGCTATATCAAGTATGCTAGATATCTTTCTTATGAACAATTTGCATGATGATTCGCAGAGGATTCTACCATCTTCATCCTCCAAAAGTTTAATCAATCCTTGCACGTCAATCAGTTTTCCGCCAGTACCTGATTCCAACAAAGATTCAATGTCAATCACTTCTCTAACTTCTGGGTCTTCTTCTCTTTTGTCATTTACCCTAGGTTCTTTAGGGAGACCACGAGACCTAAATAGTTCGGAAATATGGTTAACAAGTTCGTCTTTTGATTCTTGCATCTGAAGCGGAATTGATTTCCAGTTGCATAATGGAGTGTCGACCCTAAATTTTAGTATGTTGTTCTTGATGACAGAATCATAAAATCTGCTGGATGTTTGCAGGTTGAGGTTCCTCGCTTTGACTCTCGAACCAACTGCAGAAAGAAGGCCGATTGACGATGTTGTTTCGTCCATTTCTGAAATGCTAGTTGCATAATCTGAAGATGAAAAACCTTCTGGAATCATTTCAGAAATGTCAACATCAGCGTTGACCAGTTGGAAGTCAAATATGTCATCAAAGTCACAGTCTTCGAAATACTGCATCTGAGGAGATTCTTGTTCTGCGGTTCTGATAAGTTCTACAGAGTAAAAACATGATTTTGGGTACTGTGATGTCAATTGGAGAGTTTTAATGAGACTCTTGTCAAACCATGTCAAAAAGTCTTCTTCTTTTTTCCTGATAGCAAAGTGCATTGCAAATATCTTTTCATCAATAACACTGTCTGTCATCCAACAGTGATTAATTTTTGGCTCTGTTGCTTTTAAAGTCAGATAATTGTCAATAACTTTCAATTGCTCACTCACCCTAGAACCAGTGACTTTTGAAAGCCTAAGCGATCTCAGAATACCTCTTTCTCTTGCGATATCATTGTCAATCTCACTCTCAATCGTGGATGTGATTCTATCACCTATCCCGGCAATCAGTTCACCGTCCTCAGTTGAAGGATAATAGTTCACTATGTCATGTGATAACACATTATGAATATTGTCCCGGAATGTTATGACTTTGAGTTCAAATCTTGCTTTTTCTGTGTTGAACGATAGTTTTAAAGTAACCTCTGGGTCGTACTCAAGGCTGTCAATAGTCGAGAAAGGGACACCCTCAATGAAGCCAAAATCTGCTGTGCCTAGATCATATCTCATGGCTTTTGGCTTTCTGTTATCTGCTATTATGCCTTTGAGATGATGAGATGTTAATTTGGCGATCTCATTTCTGTTCGATTTCAACATTTTCTCACTGTTCGTTGTTACATTCACCAAATAATTGTCTCTCACGTGATAATAGACTTTCAGACTTGAGATTGTTATCATCAAAACACCGTCTGATGAGAACTTCCCCTTTCTGACTTGTTGTGGGTTGATCCAGTAGGCTGCTGGCTGCTTTGTTTCTCTAATTCTATCGAATATAATGTCTCTCTCTTCATCATTCAACAATTTTGATGACTTTCCACCCAAAAACTTGTAAGCAAGAGACAAAGTACTGAGAAGCTTATCCTGCTGTGTTACACAGTTGCCCATAGAACTATTTGTTGCTGATAGAACACACATGATTTTCTCACCCATGCCATATGGTGATGATCCAAGAACCTTTATTATGGTTTTATCGAAAGTGGCAGTCTGATACGACCTTCCTTTCACAATTCCTTGCAAGATGAGTCTGTTTTTATTCGAATAAGAATAAGATAGGAAGCTGCACAACATTGAATTCGAGTTACTTTTGTCAGGCCCACGGTGAAGTACTTTGATAACCTGATCTTTGACTTCATACATAGTCAAATTATTATAAAAGTCAAGAATGGTGACATCACCATACATCGACTTGTAAACTTGCCAAGACTCTGATGCAGTGCTCCTCAACCAGTCGATCATTTTCATATATTTGGAGAAGCAAGAAAGGGCAACAGCTTTCTTCACAAACTTGTTTTTAACATTGTACCAGGCGGTTTTTATGGATTCTATCAGAGAGCATTCAAACATAAGGTCACTTCTGTTGAAATTTATGCTTCTAATCTTCCTACTGTTCCGTCTATCATAGTTGTCAGGTTGAGCGTTCATCATTTTCATCATTATGCTCTCATAAGTCAAGTGTTGAGGGAAGAACTTTTTGAAATCTTCAAAATCGGCATCAAGAGACTGGTTTTCACAATCAGTTAAGAGTTTCGTTAGAGAACATTTGTATCTTTCAGACGAACCATCAAGTTTCCTTGTTCTGACAGATAGGCAAGCAGTTTTCAAAATGTAGACGCCACTTGCATACATCTTTGAAGATGTATCAAAAGAAAAAGTCTTGATAACGCCTGGAGCAAAACATTTGAGGACAACAGAGTGATATACCTCAGCTGGCGATTCAGGTGACCTAAAAATTGAAGGAACGTATCCAATTTGAGGGTTCAAGAAATCCCTAGTGTAAAATTCGATGGCCTCTTCTTTCTTTGCAATGAGTTCGTTTTTCCTGATGAAATCTTTGTATTTCTTTGCTTCTCCAAACAACAAAGAAACAAAAATTTCTATATCTCCCATTTCTCCTTCAGCATAAAGGTTATTTCTGAACCAGTTCTCCGTTCTCCTCATTTCAGGCATAATCTTCAAATTGTAGTATTTTGTGAACCTGAAACCAAGTGTTGTCGATATAGTTGGATGTGACAGAATGTAGAAGTATGACATTGGTGAAGGGTTTTTCAACATCAGTGCAATTGCGCCTTCCAATTCAATTCTAAGCATAGTGTGAGATCCTAAGCACTCGTAGTGCATGACCAGACAACATATTTCATGTTCAGAAACACATTCTGTGGTAGCACCTTGAGACAACATCTCGCTGAGGAGATTGTGATCCATCAGCTGCCTATCTGTACAACTCTGAGAATATTTGTGTGTTGCTACTGCTTTGCTGGTTTTCAAGAGAACAAACTGTAGTGTGTTCTTTGTGTACCACTGAGAATTCATCTCCATGACTCCGTTTAGATTTCTCATTGTGGATTTCTCTTCTGAGACTTTAGCATTCATCCTAGAGTAGCTAGCTTTCAGGAATGCACTTGTGCAATTGGCAACGTCAATCATGCATTTCTGTATTTTCAGTCTTTGAGCTTCGGTTTTGTACCAGAAAATGATGCTAGTCATTCTGCAAGCATCGTCTGACGTGCACATTGTACTAGTCTGAGAATAATATGATCCCTCTTTGTAATTTTCATCAAGCCGTTTTTTTACTATTGTCTGGATGTTCCTAGCTATTATCAAAAGATGTGCAGCGTGAATGACAGTCGAGGTGTAATGAAAAATACCTTGCATCATATTGCTGACATTCTTCAGAAACATGGAAAAATAGTCGGTCAAGTCATTTCTGTCATCTTGGCCAAGAAACTGAGATTTAAGAATGTTCATCTCTGCAGAAGTCATGCTATCTTTCTCTCTAGAAAAATCCCTTGCAAATTTTTCGCAGAGCACATGAGGAAGTTCAAATTTCTTGTCAGAAGACATGTTCAGCACGCTAATGACATGGCAAAGAATTTTCTCATCGATAAAATCGAAACCCTCTGATTTGGAACCACCAAAAAGTCCACAGAAAAAGGAGCCAAAGGTTCTCATTGTGAATCTTTGACACCATGTCTGCATATCTAGAGAATCTGTGGTTGTCAATGTAACAAACTTTTTACCAGACGCCTTCATCTCATCTTCCTTCGCCTTGACTTTCTTGTAGTGTGAAAGAATGTAATCAGTCTTCTGGGAACCCTTTGTCAAAAACTCGTTTGGTAGTTGCTCAGAAATAAACCTAGATATCTCCTCAACTGAGGATATCAACAACCTGGATAAAAACTCCAAAACTATTATCTCTCTTGTTCCTGTGATTTGGAGTTTCTTAAAGAGATTAGCTCTAATTCCCCCTTTGTTGGCAATCAGATCTCTAATTTTCCTAAGATGATGATATGGCCCCTGATGGTCTTTGAACTCATTCTCTAAATACCTAAGAACTTGTTCAATACATTTCGGCCTCTTCATATCTTTGTGCTCGTTAAAGTTTAATTCGCCAGTTGAATTGTATTGACTATCGTCAGCTGACGCTTTGAAGGTGGCAAACTCTGACCAAGTCTTATCAGAGAGCCTCTTCATCATTCGAAAACGCCATCCAGGATTTTTGCTATCAAGTAGTTTCCGTATTGCCTTACCCATTGATGTGACATGTGCTGAGTCGTACTCGTGTGACCTCAATATTGAAGGATCTTCTGAGATTTTCTTTTGAGTCTCTTCGCTTTGGAGTATGCCAGAGTACTCCTGCCTCACATCCCTCATCTTGATCTCTTCAGAGACGATTTTTGAATAGATTTTGAAGATTCCATGATTGAACTCAGATTTGTCTTTGTTGTGGAACCAAGAAACATACATCAAATTGATGCTGGCTTCAAAATGAGGCAATCTTCTCATAGAACAGAAAGAGAATTGTTTGATCTCCGTGTCCTTTGATAATGCAGTGGTTTCAGCAAGCTCGCCGTCAGAATCTTTCATTACATCAATGTCAGGTTCATCTTCCTTTGTGAATGTTTCTGAAGATCTTGAGAGCTTCATCGCCTCAATGATTCTGTGTAACAAAAAGACATAGTATCTCGATCTCAAGGTTGTGCCGAATTTCTTCAAAGGAGAAAATGGATTTGAAATCGAATTCGGGTCGCTACTTTTCATATACATGAACCTCACATTAGAGACGTTGGAGCTTGTCACCTCTTTGTTTTCAAGTTCCATAATGTAGCAGACCATGATCTCCGGTCCACAGACTTTAAATATATCTTTGAGGCTAGCACTTGTTCTAATCTCGAATATATTTTTGAAGGCGGAAACTTTTGAAACCAACTTGGCTAGACATGACAAGCTCACTGACAAGTCATGTTCTGAAGTGTACCTGAATGGCGAAATCAAGTAATCACCATGCTCTATCATCTCAAGGAAGGGCAATCCATACATTTTATCAACCTTGTCCTTCCTTGTTATCAAGCTCCAGAAAATCCCTTTCTTGCAATTGCGCACACAGTAATAGAAAGGAAGTGTCTGAGACCCATAGACGTAAAAGGTGTCAGAGTTTGTCGGTTTCCTTAAACATAAGTTCAGCTCAGAAGAGATTGTGGCAATAAAACTGCTAATCTTCCCCAATCTTGATCCTGAAACCTCGTTGAATAGAGGCGTGCCCCTTGGGTTAACCTTTTTAGTGTACGTGCTAAGCAATCTAAGGATTGTCTCCTCATTAGGCCTCTCAGTGTCATGTTTATCAAGGATGTCATGAAACCTGCCCTTGCTCATGACTAGCTCTTCTATGTCTGTTGTGTCAACACAAAACTTGTAAGCTAGTTTAGACTGCTCGCTGGCAAGAATTTTCTCCTCACATTGGTCGAATCTTTTACCAAAGATTCCAACCGCCGACAAATCATGACCAATATCAGTGTCTAAATCGCAACTGAACCTGTTCCTTCTGTTGAGCATTGGATCTTTTTCTTTGACTTCTCCTTCCCTAATCACCTCAAACGGATCTTGATGGACTGTTTCATCGAAACCGTTGATAATTTTGTTGTTTATCAGCCTTGTCCACACTTTTGACTCAACCGTCATGCCTTCAACCATACCAGTCAGTTCGTCAAAAACAATCGGTTCACATGTTTTGAATATAATAGCAGGGAAAGGTATAATGGGTTTCGTCGACTCTTTCTTATTTATAGGATTCCTTTCGAGTAGAGATATGAAATCCTGATCATTGAGCCCTCCAGCTTCATCATTTATGAATGTCTCAACCATTTTGCTGGTTAAAGTGTATTTTGGAACAGGATTTTCTTGAGACTCTCTAATGAACTTCTGATCCATGTTCATAATGCTCTTGGATTCAACTAGATCAGTTGGCCAGCCAACAAGGAAATTCTCAACATCTTTAGCACTAGTCTGGCCCTCTATGTTCATGTCCGAAAACTTGCTAGCAATCTGCTGAAGGTGGAGACCGAACCTGTATGATATTATTATCTTCTTTGCAGATTCAGTCGATATCTTGAAAGATGATATCAGCGAGCTTGGACCAACGACCATTATAAGGAATCTTGTGTCAATGTTCCTTATTTTCTCTCCTCGATCATTGATGACTGCTGGCATGTAAAGGCCATATGCTCTCTGATAAGTTGATTTGATGTCTCCCTGTGTCGTCTTGACCTCAAGTAAATAATTACTATCGACCAATAGTAGAGCGTCTGGTGAGTAATTGTCAAAGTCATCTCCTTCATGGAATCCTGACTCTGAAAAAGTCGGATCTTTTTCCCTATGGTCAACCAAATGGCTCAGCACAAGGTCGTGAGGAGCAGATTCAATTCCGCCAACAGACCCTTTCCTTTCATAGAATCTGTACAAATTGCCATTGTGAATGACAGGTTCTAATTGGAGCTCTACAGCTGGGCTAATGACATCAACAAATTTGACTTTTTGGCCGTTGATTTCTTCCTCACCAAAACTGGTCTCAATGATTACCTCTGGCTCTTCTTCGTAAGAGTAATAATGAGAATTTGAAATTGATGAATCCTCTGAGATATTTAGAGGGTTTATCAGCGAGTTTTGTAGGGCTGGTTTGATGACCCTTTGACTCGTGCTCATCGAATTTGCAACTTGTTTTCCTAT